AAAAGTTCATTTATGCATTTGCATTTATGTACAAAGATGACATTCCGGTTTTCCCCACGTTTTTCATAAAAGAGGGACGTGGAAATGGAAAAGATGGTTTCATCATACCGCTGGTGAATTTTTTTCAGACTCCACTATACGGAGTAATGAATTATCACGTAGAAATCGTAGCGAATTCGGAAGACCAGGTAAAAGATACGTTCAAAGTAGCGTATGACATGCTGCATGATAATCCTAAGTTTAAAGGCAAGTTCTCGGTCACAAAGGAGCTGATCTCAAACCTTGTAACCGGTGCAGAAATGAAATATAACACATCCAATGCAAAAACAAAGGATGGAAAAAGAACCGGTTGCCTGGTGCTCAATGAGATACACGCATATGAAAATTATGATCAGATCAATGTATTTGAATCATCATTCGGTAAAGTTAAGCATTCACGGGAATTCATAATCACGACAGACGGATATGTCAGAGACGGTCCACTGGATGAAATATCCGCAATGTGTATGGAAATTCTTGAAACGGGAGAAAACCCACTGGGGTATTTTCCGTTTATCTGTGAGATTGATGATCTAAAAGAGGCAGACGATCCGGATGCATGGCATAAAGCAAATCCATCACTGGAATTTCTGCCAATTCTGGCAAACCGCATTATGCATGATTACCTGGAACAAAAAAAAATTCCATCTAAGCGAGCGGAGTTCCTGACAAAGAGAATGAACCTTCCGGCAAGAAGAGAGGAAGAAACGGTAACGACATGGCAAAATGTCCTGAGAGCATGTTATGAAGGTGAGACGATGAAAGAACTGGAACGAAAGATTCCACGGATAACATTGGACACGCGAGGACATGCAGCAGTGATCGGCATTGACTATGCGGATGTGCGAGACTTCGCATCAGCTGGCGTTCTGACCAAGACAGATGATGGAGAGTGGATATGGAGACAACATACATGGATCTGTGCCGACTCTCCGTTTATTGATTCCATTAAATTTCCGTTGCGAAATGCTGGACAAGCAGAATTTGAAGATTTTGAAGTTGTTCCTGGACCAGTAATTGATGTGAATCTGATTGTTGACTGGTGTATGGAACAGATGCGAATTTTTGATATAAAGAAAATCGCAATGGACACATACAGATACACATTATTCAAGCAAGCCTTTGAAGAAAGAGGAATTTCTATTGAAAACAAGAAGAATCCTCACGGAATCGTGAGACTGATCAGAAAGATTTCTTCAGCTACAGGAATTATTGCTCCGTTTATCCAGTCAATGTTTTCACAAGGGATGATCAACTTCGGACCGTCGGCAATTATGCGATGGTACACAAATAATACAAGTGTGACTGAGGACAAATTCGGTAATAAAAGCTTTGGTAAAATCGAACCGAAGTTAAGAAAAAATGATGGATTTATGGCTTTTGATGTAGCTATGTTCTGCAAGGACGAGCTGGAAGTCCAGATTATATACGTTTAGGAGAAAAGATATGTTTAATTTTTTTATTCAGAATCGGAATAAGGAAATGCAGTCTTTGGCGGAAATCATTGCAGTGGATATGGCTAAACTGAACCTATCAAGGCTTGCCATTGAAAAAGCCATGCTGATGATCGCAAAGGCGATTGCAAAATCTGACATTCTGATTCAGACGGAAAGTAAAGATAAAAGAAGACAGGAATATCGGTTAAACATACAGCCGAATGACCATGAATGTGGAACAGCGTTCTGGACGGAAGTGGTTAAGCAGCTGCTGACGGAACAGGAAGTTTTGATCATTCCGCTTGATGGAAAATACTACCGAGCATCCGCCTGGGAGTCCACTACAAATGTGCTGACGGAAAGAACATACTCGCATATCACGCTTACTTGTGGCGGATACGATTATGCTCTTTTAAAATCATTCAGGACATCAGAAGTCATACAATTAAAGTATGACAATGCAAAAATCAAGCTGTATCTGCAGAATGTAGTCAGTCAATATGATAAGACACTAGATTCCATCAATGCAATGATGCGTATGTCGGCACAGCCACGATATAAGCTGAAGCTTGGCACCAGTACGCTGTCATTCCGGGAAAAGCAAGCGGACGGAACAGATAAAGTAATGACAAAGGATCAGTATGTTGCGAAAATCAAAAATTTACTGGAAGCCGATGAACTTAGCGTTCTGACAGAATCAGATAATGTATCCGTGGATCAGATGCAGATCAACACTTCCGTCAAAGCCGAGGAACTGTCGAAGATGGCTCAGCAAATCAACAATGAGGTAGCGAATGCATTTGATATTCCTGAAGCTGTATTTAATGGAAATATCACGGAACAATCCGATGCCACCAATGAATTTATTACTTATGCAGTCGGACCGATTGCTGAAGTTATCAACGATACTCTGACTGCTTACATTGTCGGAGAAACCGATTTTTGTAGCAAAAACGAGAAAGTCTTGGTATGGCTTGCGAGATTTAAGCATGTTGACATTGTTGATAGTGCAGTCAATCTTGATAAGCTCCGTGGAATCGGATTCAACCTTGACGAGCTTCGCGAAATGGTCGGCTATCCATTACTAAATACAGATTTCAGTCAGGAAAGAGCACTGACGAAAAACTATGGAGAGGAGGGCAGTACGAATGAAACCTAGCAACCATACATAGTCGGAGGTGATCCAACCTATCTCGGAGCTGTCCGTTAAACAGTAAACTTAAAAGAAAGGAAAGAGAACATGGACGCAAAAAAGTACTATTCTTTGGAATCTAAGAATGATGTGGCAGACCTCTACATTTTTGGGGATATCACATCATGGCCGTGGTTAGAAAGTGACGTGTCAGCAAGCGGAATTGTGAACGAACTACAGTCCTTGGATGTAAAGGAAATTAATGTGCATATCAACAGCTATGGCGGTGAAGTCGCAGAAGGATTGGCGATTTACAATACGCTCAAGAATAGTGATATGAAAGTCACTACAATCTGTGATGGATTCGCTTGTTCCGCAGCATCAGTCATTTTTATGGCAGGTGACGAAAGAATCATCAATGAAGCGTCACTGCTCATGATCCACAATGCATGGACATATGCGAATGGAAATGCTACAGAGCTTAGAAAGGCAGCAGAAGACCTTGATAAGATTACACAGGCTTCCGTCAATGCTTATGTAAGTCGAGCAGTGATTTCAGAAGATGAGATTAAAAATCTCATGGACAATGAAACGTGGATCACAGCTCAGGAAGCTGTAGAATATGGATTTGCTACAAAAACCGAAAAGTCCGATGATGGCGGAATTAAACAATCAGCATTTGCAAATATTCGCAGTGCCATTCTCAAAAAACCGGAAAATGTAAAGCCGGTAGAAATTGCAATGCAGTTGGATGATGAAGCAATCGCAGAGGTCATCGCGGAAAGAGTAGTGAATCTTTTACAGAAGAAAGAAGTTCCGGCAGAGCCAAAGGAACCAGCAAATAGCAGCACTGGATGGAGTGCATTTTTTGAGTAGAAAGGAAAAGATAAAATGAAGATTGAAAATTTATCACAGGAATTAAAAGAAAAAGTTAAGCAGCTGTTAGAGAGCGCTCCGGCGGATCAGAAAGCAGATGCAATTATGCAGTCGATCGAAATGATCGAGGAAGCAGCACATGCAGATCTGATCAATCAGGTGGTGGCAGAGGCAGAAAGAGCGAGCCATGACGCTGAATTTAAGAAACAGCTTGGACTCCGCAATCTCTCACAGGAAGAAAAGAAATTTTATGAGGGATTCAAGGATATTAAGCAGTCTGTAACAGCAAATCAGATTGATATCATCCCGACAGAAATTATCGATCGCACACTCGATGATGTAAGAAAAGCATCTCCAATTTTAAAACTGGTAAACATGGCACCGGCAAATGTAAAGAAATGGATTGTAGCATCACATTCAGGTGCAGCAGTATGGGGAGATCTTACAGATGAAATCAAGGGCGAATTATCAGGAACTATTTCAGCACTAAATATCGAACTCCATATGCTGTCCGCATATCTGGTGATCCCGAAAGCCATCCGTGAACTTTCCATGGAATTTGTAGACCGGTATTTTATGGCAATCCTTTCAGAAGCAATGCAGGATGGTCTTGTAAAAGGTTATCTGGATGGAGATGGAAAGACTGGGCCGATCGGTATTTTCCGTCAGATCGGAACCACAAATGACGATGGAACAAATAAAGCGAAGACCGTTTTAAATAACATCACCAAATTCAGCCCGAAAGGACTTGCAAATGTAAGAAAAACCCTTACAAATAACGGAAAACGTGTTGTTACCAAACTGTATCTGATTTGTAACCCGGCAGATGAAGCGGAATATGTAGATCCGTGCATGTTTGGAGAAGCACTTACTGGTGGATATGTCAATAAAACATTCATTGATATTGAAAAGATCCCGGATGCTAACTGCCCGCAGGGTAAAGCAGCATTTACCATTGATGGATATTACACAATGGGTGCGACGGGTGTGAGAGTAACAGAATATGATCAGACAAAAGCGATGGAAAATGCGGATCTGATCATTGCGAACTGCTTTGCGAATGGACGAGCTGTTGATGATAATGTTGCAGTTATCTTCGACGTCACAAAACTTGAAGAGTATGTAATTAACGTACATCAGACATCTACTGCATCCGTTTAGTAAGAGTGAGGGCAGAGTATGAACGAAAATGAACTATCCATTCTTGTTGATGAGATGAGAGAAGAGTTCCAGATTCCTCCATACTACGATGACAGACAGCTGAGAAATCTTGCAAAAGAAGGTGAACATGCAGTCGGGAGATTGAATCCTGGCTGCGGAATCACCAAAGATTTGACGTATCGAATGCTAATGAAGAATTATATGTATTATTCTTATCACCACCGAGTAAGTGAGTTTTTTGAGAATTATGCAAGTGTGATCCTGACTTGGCAGATGGAGACGGAGGTGGACGTAAATGGCACTGCCTGAATACACTGACGGAGTATTTGAACTGTATCGCATCGAAAATGATGAGTCGGAAGATTATCCGGAAGAAAAGCTCCGTGATACCGGAATGCGCTTTTGGTATCGTGAGCTTGCGGTATATGACACCACCAGAGCAAAGCTATCCGCTGACAGCATCGAAGTGACGCTAAAACTCGCTATTCCACAGTATAAGCAGATTAACAGTAAATGTGTCTGTATTATTGGCGGAGAACAACACGAGATCTACAATGTGGCGCACATCACTACGAAAGATGGATTTAGAGAGTCGGAACTGACTTTAAAAACACCAGCGCATGATCGTGAGGTGATCGCATGACACAAAAAGAATTAAGTAAGCTCTTACATGACATCGACTGTCCGGTTAATGAGGGAGTCAGTAGTCTCAAAAATGAAAAGATATTTCCGAGAATTGATTACTGGGAGATTATGTGGGAAGACACAATGGCATCCGGTGACGATTATGAGAATGAGATTACATGGCAGATTAGTTTTTATGCTAGAAAGCCACGCAATCCGAAACTGATTGCATTGAAAAACCGTCTGAATGAGCTTGGCTACCATCCGACCATTGCTCACGAATACGTGACAGAAGACCGTGTATGGCATTCTTACTTCTCAATTACAACTGATGGAGTGATTGGATGAGCAGCGGGATAACCTTTGACAGTGGAGGGTTTGAAGACTTCGAGGAACTGTTGAAACAGTATTCCGAGAACGTAAGACCGGACAAAGCACTTGACGCAGTGGAAGAGGGGGCAAAGGAGTTTGTGAATGACCTTCTGAGACTCCCAAAACCACGAAGTCAGATCACCAAAGCGGGGTACACGCATATCGTGAGTACATTCGCACTGGAAAGAACTGACAGCGGAATTAAGGTTGGATGGGGCAAGTATTACGGTCCAATGCTTGAGCATGGAACCAGGAAGATGGCAGCAAGGGCACACTTGAAGCCACTCTTTGAAAGAAACAAGGAAAAATACTACAAGAAGATGACAGAGAGCATCTTCGGTTAGGAGGTTAACTAATGCCTATTAATACAAAAAAACCGGCTATGAAACAGACAGTCGGTGCACAGTATATGTGTTTTGCTGATGCAACAGAGGGCAAAGAGTACGATGGCACTTACGAGGCTGATGTTGAGAAGACAGAAGTCGTTAAGAGCGTAAAGGTAACTGAGAACTCTGAGACAAGTGATGTGTATGCATCCGGAAAAATCTATGATTCAGATTCACCGATGTCCAGTATTGACATCGAGGTATCTGTGATTGCATTCCCGGACGATACAATATCCAAAATGCGCGGAGAGACAAAAGGAACAGGCGGACTTATCCTCGCTGGCGGAAAGAGCGAAAGACCAATCTTTGCTTATGGAAAGGTTGTAAAACTGAAAAACGGAAAATCTCGTTATGAGTGGTTTCCAAAATGCAAGCTTGTTGAGAACTCCGATGATATTGCAACATCTGAGGAAAAAGCAAGTGAGCAGACAGACACGATTAAGATCAGGGCATATCCGTTTGATGCAGAAGGAAACATCGTGAGCAAGGTCACAGAGTCCACGGCACCGGCAGGACTTACAGAAGAGAAGTTCTTTGCGAAGCCGATTCTGACGGATGCAGACCTTACTACAGCGGTAGGAGCGTGATTAAATGAAATCCAAGCTGATTGAATTAACAGATGGATCCAAACTGGAAGTAAAGGTTAATTTCTATACTCTTTACCTTGTGAAGATGAACGGAATTGACAAGAAGATTGATGGAAAAAGTGAACTGACCGATGATGAAAATATGGAACTTGCAGGCAAGCTGATCTACATTATCCTCAGATCAAATGGCTTAAAGGTTGACGAAGAGGAAGCCATGATGCTTACTCCAATGGATGCATCAAGTATTCAGGACATTTTCGATGAGTTCGAGAAGAGACTCAATGAATATAAAAAAAAAGAACAGGCGAAGAAGTCGAATGCTCCGAGGAAGAGATAAATATCAACTGGGCGGAGTATATGGTTGCTGCGCGTAAGATGGGAATGAGCGAAGAAGAATTTTGGAACTCTGATCCCATCTTTTTTAACGAATGCCTGGAAGTATTTATGGAAGTAGAAAAAGCAAAGGGAGGTGCTTTGATTGGCTAATAGTGATTTAAAGACCGTAGGGCTATCGTTTAAAGCTGACGGTACGGTTGACTTCCGGAAGTCATTGACCGATGTTAATAATGCAGTCAACGAGAACAGATCAGCTTTTAAGCTTGCAAAATCTGAATGGGATAGTAGTACATCGTCTGCGGAAAAGCTGAGAGCGACACAGGAATATCTGCAGAATCAGACAGAAACATATACGCAGAAAGTCGATAGATTGACGGAGATCCTGAAAGCACAGGAAAGTGCGGAAGTAAGAGACGAAGCAGCTATCTCGAAGACAAGGCAGCAGTTGGATAATGCCAAAGCATCTCTAAACAATTATAAAAGTGGTCTTGAAGATGTGAACGAAAAGCTGAAAAGTGGAGTTGCCACATTGGAAGATTACTCAAAAAAAGTAAAAGACTTTAGTGACAGCACTGGAAAGATTGGGAACTCTTTGACGAAGAATGTCACTGCACCGATTACTGCAGCTGGTGCCGGAGTCATGGCAGCATGGGCACAAGTTGATGAGGGAATGGATATCATTGTCCAAAAGACCGGTGCCACGGGTGATGCACTGGAAGAAATGCAGAACTCTGCAAGGAATATTGCAAAGACGATTCCGACTGACTTTGAGGCAGCCGGAACTGCAGTCGGAGAAGTAAATACACGATTCCATTTGACCGGCGAAGAGTTGGAAGACTTGTCTGCGAAGTTTATCAAATTTGCCGAGCTGAACGGAACAGATGTCAACTCATCCATCGACAGCACGCAAAAGGTTATTGAAGCGTTTAATTTGAGCGCAGAAGATGCAGGAGCACTCCTCGACACAATGAATAAGGTTGGACAGGATACAGGAATCTCAATGGATACACTGGCATCATCTATGGTGTCGAATGCTGCAGCGCTGAAAGAATTGGGAATGTCCGCTGCCGATGCTGCTACATTTTTAGGACAATGCGAGACATCTGGAGTTGATACAAGCGCAGTAATGGCCGGACTCAAAAAAGCATTGGTCAATGCATCGAAAGAGGGCAAAAGCATGAAAAATGCGCTGTCAGAACTTCAAGACACGATGGTTAACGCAGGAAGTTCTTCCGAAGCTTACAACGCTGCGGTTGAGCTGTTCGGTGCGAAAGCTGGTCCTGCACTAGCAGAGTTTTGTCAAAGCGGAAAACTGAATTTTGACGAACTCGGCGCATCTCTTAATGATAATCTGGGAAGCGTAAATGACACCTTTGAAGCTACACTGGATCCAGCTGATCAGTTTAAATTGACACTGAATCAGCTGAAAGATGCTGGATTTGATGTCGGAAATGCACTGGGACCGGTGCTTGCTGAATGTTTACAGATGGTCACTCCGATTCTGAAAGATATTATTGCTTCGTGGAACTCTTTGTCTCCAGGAACACAGGAGATGATCTTGAAGTGCTTATTATTGGCGGCTGCACTCGGACCGGTATTTAGCATTATAAGCAAAGTATCTGGTGGAATCTCTGGCGTGATCGATGTCGGAACGAAAGTTGCTCCGGTTATTGCCAAGGCAAAAACAGGATTCGCAGCATTTAACGCTGTTCTTGCAGCTAATCCGATTATCATAGTCATAGCAGCAGTTGTTGCGCTTATTGCAATTTTTGTCACTCTCTACAACAAATGCGAATGGTTTCGTGATGGCGTAAATGCTGTCTTTGGCGGAATCCCTGATTTTATTAAGGGAGTTGTTGACAAAATTAAGGGATTCATGAGTTTTGAATGGAAACTTCCGAAAATCAAGCTTCCACACTTCAAGGCAAGCGGATCATGGTCGCTTGTTCCGCCGAAATTTCCGAAATTCTCCGTAGATTGGTATGCGAACGGTGGTATCTTGAACAGTCCGACAATTTTCGGAATGAACGGAGACAGAATGATGGGCGGTGGCGAAGCCGGAGCGGAGGCAGTTCTTCCAATCGACTTACTAAAGACTTATATCCGTGATGAGATGCAGTCCAATAATACTGTACTTGCTCAGTTGATTGCTGAAGCTTTGTCGGAATTGACATTTGTCATTGAGAATAACATTTCACTCGGAGACAAAAAGCTTGCTGATGTACTAGTAGATGCCATCATCAAAAAGCTGTCCTCTAGCGTTAAATGGAAGAAAGGAGCTGTCGGAGTATGATGGACGTAGAATACAATGGAATTCTTGCATCAAGCTTAGGAATCTATGCGAAAAATATTCCTGACATTCCGGCAGCTGTCCGAAAAGAAAAGACAGTGGATATTCCTGGCATGGACGGAACGCTGATTCTGTTGGAGGGAGGTTATGAATCCACAGAAATCAAAGTGGATTTTAACTTTATTGGAGATTCTGACCGATGGGATGAACGTTTCGGACTTGCAAAAAAATGGCTGTCAAAAAGAGGTGGATTGCTCCGGTTTGGCTGTGATCCGGAGCATTACTACAAGATTTTGAAAGTTGAAGTGGACGATGGGAAGCGTACTACGGAAAGAGTTGGTAATTTTACAGCTACTTTCCTAACCAAAGATGGACTTAGGTATCTCGAAAGCGGACTCGGAGAAATGCCTGCGAGTGATGTGGTAGACAATCCTTATGAGATTGCCTATCCAATCTATAAGATTACTGGCGAGGGCGAATGCACTCTTGTCGTCAATGATGGAAAAATGGTGGCAAATATAGGGCAAAACCTAACCATTGACACAGGACGGAAGCTTGCATACAGAGAAGACGGAACACTTAGTAATACGTCTGTGACTGGTGATTACGATAACCTCATTTTGATTGAGGGGAGAAATAAAATCGAAATTACGGACGGATTTGAACTGAAAGTAATTCCGAATTGGAGGCGTTTATAGTGATTCAGATTTATAGTGCCGAAAATAAAGATTATGATCACAATGGAGATATGACACTTCTTCCGGAAGAATGTTCTGTTCATGTGGTACTGAATGGCGAATGGACAGCCACATTAGAGCATCCGATTGATGATGAGGGCAGATGGAAATATATCAATGACAATGCAGTCGTTAAGATGCCATCATTCAATGGCGAACAGTTGTTCCGTATTAAAAATAAAGAAAAAAGAGATTCAGGAGTGAGTGCAGAGCTTACTCCTATCTTTTTGGATGCAAAAGAGGATTGCTTTTTATTGGACGTAAGACCAACCGAGAAGAATGGACAAGATGCATTGGACATCATGACCGCTCCGAACAAGATGTATTCAGCAAAGTCGGATATCAAAAAGTTATCTACAGCGTATTATCAGACAAAAAATCTGATTGAAGCCATCAATGGAAATGATGAGAACTCATTTATCAATAGATGGGGTGGCGAAATCCTCTACAATAACTATCAGATCACGATAGATGATCATGTCGGTGGTGATTATGGAGTGCAAGTCCTCTACGGCAAGAATATCGTCAAGGACGGATTTTCCGAAACGATCGACATGACGGAAGTTGCTACGAGAATCATTCCGAAGTCATACAACGGATATATGATTGCCGGAGACGCACCTTGGATAGATTCGCCACTGATTGAAAAATATCCAACAGTGCATTACAAAGTCATGTCTTTTGAGGATGTGAAAATGCGTGCAGATGCCTCAGAGGACGATGAGACAAACGGAACAATCATTTGCGATACGCAGGAACAGCTCGAAGGAGCGCTCAAAAAGAAATGTGAAGAACAGTATGCTGCAGGTGTCGACAAGCCGAAGATTACGATCAAAGCAGACATGGAGCTTCTGCAGAACACGGAACTGTACGAGGACGTGAAAGAGTTGGAAGCTGTATCACTTGGAGATACCGTCCACTGTAAACACTCTAAGCTCAGAATCGTATCTGATGCAAGAGTCATCGAATTGGAATGGGATGCTGTAAGGAATAAGCTTATTTCGGTCACCCTGGGAAAATTCCAGTACAATTTTTTAAATAACGTATCGTCCATCATGAATAGAGTTGAACAGGCTATCCGCTCAGATGGTAGTCTTATTGGACAGCAAGTGCAAGGTACGATCAATGGAGTTAAGGCGCAGCTTAGAGCACAGTCATCCATTGCAAAAAAGCAGACGGTCCGTGCGGTATTGTTTGAGGATTTGGATCCTGACTCCCCAACATTTGGAGCAATGTGCTTAGGCACGCTCGGATTTGAGATTGCATCAGAGCGTACGGCTGATGGGAGAGATTGGAAGTGGAGCACATTCGGAACAGGACAAGGATTCTTTGCAGATTTTATTGTGGCCGGAACAATGCTTGCTGATCGTATCAAAGGCGGAACGTTGGAATTAGGCGGTGCCGGAAATGGTAATGGAGTTGCGAAAGTACTTAACGCTGACGGAAATGAGATTGTGCGATTAGACAAGGATGGTGTGTACGCAAAAGGCAAATATGTCTGTGCTAACACGGATGGGAGTCAGACGGCTACCCTTTCAAATGGAAAATTAACATTCAAGACCGAATCTTACGAGGTTGTCATCCGTGCTGGTGCGATCGGTGGATTGACAGGACTTATGATCTATCCAGAGCAAGGTGCTGTTAGAACAAAATTCCTCTCTATTGGAGATAAATTATCTGCAAGGTTTGACAATATATCGCTTCTGGCTTCGGGAAAAACAACCATCGGTGGAGCATCTCTTGAGGTGCAACGTGACGGAAAAGGATATTCCGGTAAGACCGGAAAAGCTGTCTTTTCTGACGGAACTTACCTCGAATACGTCAATGGATTTTTGGTTGGTGGAAATACGAAAGAAGGTGGCTTTTAATGGCTTGGACCATCGGAAATTACGCTCTATCACAAGAGCAGATGAATGCAAATGCGTTGGAAGTGTATAAATATCTCTCAGCAAGAGGATGGTCGCTAAATGCAATTGCTGGATTGCTTGGCAATATGCAGAGTGAGTCCTATGTCAATCCTGGAGTGTGGCAGAGTTTACAAGCGAACAACTATTCGGGTGGGTTTGGTCTTGTGCAGTGGACTCCTGCCACGAATTATACGGACTGGGCGCGCCAGAACGGATATGATATTGCAGATCCGAACGGTCAGCTGTATTGGATTGACGCCTTGTCGGAGACGACAGGACAGTGGATTCCAACAAGCGCTTACAATATGTCGTGGAGCGCATTTAAAAAGTCAGGATACTCGCCGGAAGACCTCGCCAGTGCATTCCTCAAAAATTTTGAACGCGCCGGAGTAGAGGTTGAGTCCAACAGACGGTCACAGGCTCGGAGTTATTTTAATTTACTCGGTCAGTACGGTAAAAATGCCAAAGCTGTAGAGTCTGCAGTTCAATGGGCGATTGGAATTGCAAATGATAATAGTCACGGATACGATCAAGGGAGTCGCTGGGGTCCAGACTATGACTGCTCCTCATTACTGATCACTGCCTATCAGCAAGCCGGAATCAAGGTTAAGGATGCCGGTGCGACATATACCGGAAATATGTACTCTGCATTTTTAGCGTGTGGATTTGAGGATGTGACAGGATTTGTCAATCTGTCAAATGGTAGCGGAATAAAGCGAGGAGATATCTTACTAAACACAGCAAGCCACACTGCTATGTCGATCGGAAATGGTCAAGTAGTACAGGCGAGCCAGAATGAGCTTGGCGGTGCTACGGGAGGTCAGAGTGGTGACCAAACAGGACGAGAAATATGGTGCACGAATTATTATAATTTCCCGTGGAATTATGTCCTGAGATTGTCGCACAGTGAATCAGGCGGATCGTCAGGCGGAGCATCAGCGTATATCGTCAAATGGATTCCAGGGTAGAAAGGATAAACTATGAATACAATTAAAAGGGATGTGTATGTGTTAAAAAATACCATCAAAATTCCGATTGAAATCACGCAAGGCACTGACATGATCGGAATCGAATTTACGGTCAGGGATTTTACGATTCCGGCAACGGCAGCAGTTGTGGCTTATGCAAATCACAAAAGCATGAGCAGACCTAATTCCGCTCTGTGCGAACTGGCTGATAATGTGATTGCGTTTTCCCCGAGTTCAGGTTTTTTTGCTGTTGGAATGAATGAGTTGCAGATCAGGATCATTAATGAAGACAAGACACTGGTATCTTTTGCGGAAAAAGTAAAATGCTCTGGATCTGCTGGATTTCCAGACGATGAGGAAGAAGGCAAACAGACTCTTGTCGAGCAGGCGGTCACGGCGGTAAGCAAAGAATCTGGCGAAAGAAAAACCGCTGATGAGAATGAAAAAGCACAGCGTATTGCAGGCGATCAAGAAGAAAGAGATGCAAGGATTGAAGCAATCAATCTCGAAAAGAGTGAAAGAGATAAAGCGATTGAAGCAGAGAAAAACGCAAGAATCAAGGCAGACGATGAAATCAAAGCGAATCGCGCAAAAAATCTCGATGCGGTAAAAACCACTACAAAAGAGGGTACATTTGTTGATGCCTTGGCGGTTAAAGAATTGAGCGAAAAGATGGACGGTATAGACGTAAAGACGGAGAATCTTGGAAAGAAGATTGCTATATTTGTAGACTCAGTTGTAAAAGGTTCAGTTAGCTTTAACACATCGGACTACTTAAAAGATGGAGTCAAATACGCTTTTACCGTAACCGTGTCCTCGGCTGTTAACGATACATCTTGTGCGCAGGAAATAAGCTGCAAGCTTAATAATACGCTGATTGGCCAGAATGGTAATTACTGTAAATTATCATCTACATTTTGCGGACGATGCTCAAAAGGAGACACAATCCTTGTTACGTCATACAAAAATGGCGGGGAGTGGAGCATGTTTAACACGAGACTGATTTTTGTTCCGGTAGATTAGGAGGTGATGGAAAATGGCGGAAATCAATTATATCGAAATTAATGCGGAAAATCGCAGTATTACGATTCCACAAAGCGAAAAACTACTTGGAGTCGAAAATGACAGCAAGGCAATCCGAAAGTACTTCCGATGTCCGAAAATTGTCGGAGATGGAATTGACCTCACAAAATCCGATGTGCATATCAACATCCAGAATGCATCAAATAAGGTATCCGGAAAAGACAGATACAATGCCGAGAATTTAAAGGTGTCTGGCGAAAATGTAACTTTTGAGTGGAGTCCTCTGCGGAAAGCTACATCACACAAAGGCACTGTCAGATTTAGCGTGTGCGTGACTGAAGAAGGTACAGACAGAGAATGGAATACCACGATCGCGACCTTGAACGTGTTAGAAGGCGAAGAACTTTTTACAGAAAAAGAGCGTGAAGAAAGAGGCTCTGACTTTGCCGGAATCCTTACTGCGGACGCAACCGCGGATGCAGACAGCATTGAACTCGGAAAGAGCGCCTATGTGAATGGAAAGAAAATTGAAGGGACGTTGACGAGCAAAAATGAAATTAAAGCAGTTACAAAAAAACGGAACTATCATCCACACCAATAATCATTCCGAACTATGGTCAGAGTACAATGCCGGTGCTTAAGCATACAATTGAAGTCTCTCTTGCAGACACGAGTAAACCGGTACTGTTAAAAGGAGACATTAAAAAAACGGTTGTGTACAACGAGGCAGGCAGTATTTATGGAGATGCAAAAGCGTCAGATGTAAGAGTCGGAAAAACATTTACGTCAAGCAATGGCGTGAAAATTACCGGAACGCTGGTAACTAGCGAGGTCAAGTACGGAACAATAACCGGAAAAGGAATGAATGGCCAAGCGATTGAAACTGGACTTAGCAATGTGTCGAGATTCATAATGGCGAGAAAATTTCCGAGCAGTAATGCTAAACACGGAATCTTATCGTTGGTGTATAAGGACGGAAAATTAAGCGGAATAGCTGGATTTATCGGAGTTGGCTACAACCAGGTGGATAACCACAGTATCGGTACAGTTGCAATAAATAAAGGAACCATAACTTACACGCCAAAAGCTGATGAAGATATGTCCGCGCTCACAGAGGGCGATACCTACGACTGGATTGCGATTGGAGAATAAAAGAATAGGAGAATCAACATGAAAAGAAAAAGAAGAAAATTAGCAGCTATCATCTGCGCACTCACACTGGCTCTTTCCAGTGCCGTACCGGTGTCGGCTTGTACGCCACCACTTAAACCACCGTCTGTCGAAATCCCAGATATTACTTTTCAGCCAGATGATGCTCTGAAAGAAGCTATCAGCAATGCTGCGAAAAACTGGATTGAGAAATGCATCCTCGCTACTCCGACAGTGGAGTATGCATCGTATTACAAGAGTGCATCAAGGTATTTTAATTATGCTTATGTGGCAGTCAAGTGGTCAGAAGTTGAAAATGCAACATCTTACAAAGTGCGTATCACAAAAGCTGACGGAACATGGAAAGAATACGATACGACCTATACAGCATTTTATTCTACCAATTACACTGATGATTTTATCGCAGATGGTATGGACGGAGCCACAGTAAGAGTTAAAGTTTATGGCGATAACGATACATTTGGCTGTTGGTCAGATGATACTAATATTGTGAAATTTGGATATTAGGAGGAGATAGCATGATTAAAGTACTAGACGTAGAAAGACGATTGCCAGACGGATCCATAAGAGTCCACTTGATTGCAGATTCAACTTCGGACACGCTCCCAACGAATTGCGAACAGGTAACTGGGCTTGGCGGAGATTATCCGATTGGCATCGGATCAAGCTGCATTACGGCGAGCTTGGATATAGCACTTGTTGGAGCAAATGGGAAATGGGGTGAATGGCAGTAATGAACGACTTTTTAACACAGGCGATTGCGATGAAAGCGCTTAAAAACGGTGGATCCGGCGGAGCGGTAGGAGGAAATGTAGCAAAAGAAAGTACATCACAGGAAATCTTAGAGATGTGCAAGATTATCCGTACAATGGTAACGGATGTACAGAAATTTGACTGGAAGAATTTTTGGGCAAATATGGCAACAGGAGAATTGTTCTCCACAAAATTTTACAATTACGAAAAATCAACAAATCCAGCCGGTGAAAAGCTGAATGCATCCAAAGGACTGGTTGCTGTTCCGTCCACGGATAAGGTTAAGAATCAGGACGATTTTGCTGGAAGAAATGCGTTTAATTTCATCGATTGCAACTTTATCGTGAACGATTCCAGTGAGAAGATTCCGGTCGCAATTAAAGGCGGTAATGGATTCCACAATACCGGAAAGGTTGATGTAGCAATCATGACACCGCCAACTTACTGGGGCAAAGAGGAATTTGACGGATATTACATCATTCATTTTTCTGATACTCCGCATCCGGAAGTTGGTTGCACCATTCCGACTCCGTGGACAGACGAGAACCTTGGCTACGGTATGGTCACAAAGTATTATGCCGGTCTTATCGATGGGATTGCATACAGTTCTTCTGGAAATGCGATTTACAACTTTGTTTCCGCGCAGTTAGCAAATACCGAGCTGAAAAAGAAAGGTGCCGGATATGTCGGTTCCGGTTCAGAACGTACCGCATATCTGCTCTGCATGCTGTGGATTAAATACGCGACAAAGAACAGTCAGAAATTCTTCCGAGGTCATGTTGATACTGGAAGTCATCAGTACAAAGTTGTAGAAGCTGGCGAGAATGTAAATTATGTGGTGATTACAACCACGCAGGCAAGTAACTTTTATGTTGGAGAAACCGTATCAATCGGTGTTCCTGGAACGGACGATAACAAAGACCGTGGACAGACTACTATGAACTCCATTGCAAAAAATGTGAGAATTACAGCAATTGAAGCTATTGCCGATACAGCGAACAGCAAAGTCTATGTTGAAAAGACCGGTATGACAATCACAGAAACGACTTATATTTCATCCATGCCGTTGCATTCAGGCACTACAGATGAAGTGCTCGGCGCTGACGGATATCTTGCAAATGATGGAAAACACGCATTTAAACTCGGCGGTATCGAAGATGGTGTTGGAGCTTACTTTATCTCCATGAATGAGCTTTGGAACAAAACCACGGCTTCTATGGTTGATTACTATATCCGTCCAAAGGGAGTAGCTTGGTCTGGAACAGCTTCGGGATGGACAAAGGTTGCTGCGGCAGATCTGCTCGATTCTAACGATGCATGGATTGGAGACATTAACATCGACCTTTCTACCGGCGTGATTTGGCTGAAAAAGCCGGGAACTGGTGATTCTGTTGGTGTTGGAGACAGAATCTACAAAGGCGGTACTGGAACTGGTTGGAGACAGGCTCTGTTGCGTGGGGATCTGTGGAGCGGCGGTGTCGCCGGTCTCTGTTGCGCGGTTCTCTGGAGCGGGGTTTCTTGGACGGGCTGGTTCTGCGCCTTCTGCATTTAGTCCCGAAGCCTTTCAGGGGTGAATTTTTCGCAGAAAAAGAGGGGTCTTCCCCTTATATAAGTAGAAGAAGGACTTGTCGCATTGGCGTGGGAATCTGAGGAACGGCGGTAACGCCGGTCTCTGTTACGCGAATCTCAGGAACGAGGTTTCTTGGACGAACTGGAACTACGCCTTCTGAATTTTAAGTGAGCAAAATTATGCACCGCTGGGTGCTTGCGCGACATTTCGCAACAATAAGTTGTACCTCGAAAGAGGTCTAAAATAAGTATTAAGAAAGGGAGCTGACATCACGGCAGTGGTGCTGGCAATCTATACGAATTGGTATAGGTTGGGGCTAGTAGAAAAACCGAAAGTCCCTCGGACGTAAAATGAAAAGATGTTGTAAGAACGTTGATGTCACGAATAGAGAATTGATATCAGAGGCTGTATGGACGTGTCTACAAGACAAAATGACACGTAGCGATACGATTAAGATGTTTTCTGAGTACACTGGACTTCCGCTCAAGATTTTATATGATATCGCAAAGAACCATAAAGGTATGCTTGATGGAATTGTGGAATCCGTAATAGACGGAATCAGACAAGAAATCATCAACCAAAGATATATTGTAAAGCCGATACGGTACGTGGTAAGGAAAGATGATTGCACTGGAAAGCTACGGAATATCGGCATACAAGATGTTAAACAGCAAATCTATGATTATATCGCAGTATACGGTTTGAGAGAGTTGTTCGAGAGAAAACTTGGCTACTATCAATGCGGAGCTGTAAAACGTAAAGGCAATGAGTTCGGAGCGAATGCAATTTACGGATGGCTGAAAGACAAAAATATCCGCTGGGCGTGGCAATCGGATGTTCGGCATTATTACGAAAATATAGATAAGAGTGCCCTGAGAAGGATGCTTAATCGTGACGTGAAGAATGAAAGACTTCTTCATTTGACCTTCTACTTAATCGATACGTTTAAGTACGGGCTTTCCATAGGATCGTATTTGAGCCAATTTCTAGCGAATTATTACCTGAGCAAGGCTTATATCTTTGTAAGCGAACAATGCAAAATAAGGCATAAAAAGGACGGCACAGCAAAGAGAATTGCCCTTGTAAAGCACGTCTTATTTCAAATGGATGATATTGTATTCTTTGGAAGCAGCAAGAAAGATATGGAGATGACCGTCAAAAGATTCGAAAAATATATCAGTGAAAAGCTGAATCTTGAATTAAAAGAATCGGCTCATTATATCGATTTACGAACTGGATATGTTGATATTCTCGGCAGAAAGATATCAAGAAAGAATCTTACGATAAGGTCATCTACATTTTTAAAAGCTCGCAGAACATACAAGAAAGCGTATTATTATGTCTGCCACGGAAAAGAGATCCCGTTGAAACTTGCAAGGACTTGCGTGTCGAGATACGGAGCGATCAAACACACGCACAGCAAGCGATTCCAAAGAAGATACCATGTTCTGAAAGTAAATATCATGGCAAAGCGAACGATCAGCAGACGTGCGAAAAGAGCGAAACCAAAGGACAATAAAATATATTTTAGTAAGGAGTGGCAAAATGGAAGTAATGAGATTTACCGAAAAGCAGAAAAAAGTGACAATTTACGAGATTGATGATGGGGCAAGAGATGTGGTCATCTGCACGAACGAAAGAGAAGTCACAGAAGAGAATCCAAACGACGAAGCAGAAAAAGCAACCATGTATGAGTATGACGGAAATATCTTCCGAACATACCTTGTATCGGCTGATGAAATCAGTGAGAATCCAGAATCATTTCTCACCTATGGCGGAGATGAACAGCCGACCGATGCAATGGTGGAATATGCCAATCAGAAGATTGACGAATACACAGCTCAGCTCATGGAAGAAGGAGTTATCTAAGGAGGTAGAAAGCTATGAGAATCTTGGTTGAAAGTCTGAAAAGACTGTACGAAAACGGAAGAGTGACAAAAGCGCAGCTTCAGAAAAGAGTCGAAAAGAAAACTCTGACGATTGATGAATTCAATTACATCGTTGGAGAGGAAGAAAAAACAGAACCGGAACAGTCCGAAGAATAGCGAGGGCAAGATCATTGGAACATTTTATTTATCAGACTTACGTCACAGCATTGCCGATTGTCTTAACGGCCCTCATGGGATATGTAGTATGGCTTTTAAAAAACCAGAAGAAAGACAGGGACGCAAACAGCAAAGGCACAATGCTTTTGCTTAGAGTCCAGCTGATTGAGTATCACGACAAATACATGAGACTCGGCTCAATCCCCTCATATGCTTACGAGAATTTCTGTGAAATGTATAACGCGTATCACAAACTCGGTGGCAATGGAATGATCACAAAAATGATGCACGAGATCGAAGAATTACACCTAAGAGAAAAAGGAGAATAGAATCATGGAACAGATTATTAACTACGTGAAACCGGAACTTGTTGTTGTCGCAATCGTGTTGTATTTTATCGGAATCGGACTAAAAAAATCTGAAACCGTAGCGGACAAATACATTCCGGCAATCCTTGGAGTTGTTGGAGTTGTAATTTGCGGAATCTATGTTGTTGCAACTTGCGACCTTAAGGGTACACAAAATATCGCAATGGCAATTTTCACAGCGATTGTTCAGGGTATTCTGGTTGCGGGACTTAGCAATTATGTAAACCAGGTATTTAAACAGTTGAATAAAGCTGAGTAGACAGCACAAAGATGGAAAGGAGAGATACTATGGCACATTTATTTATCATCGCTGGTCATGGCGCCGGTGATTGCGGAGCAGTAGGATATGGATATACGGAGGCAGAGCGTGTACGTGCGCTCGCTTCCAAATTATCAACTCTTGGAGGCGGAAACGTTACGATCGCTGACATGAACCGGAACTGGTATGCCGATAATGGTATTATGAGCCTTAATATTCCGAAAGATTGGCAGATTCTGGAATTACACATGGACAGCAATGTTCCGTCTGTAAAAGGTGGTCATGTAATTATTGAGGAGGGCTATAGTCCAGACAAATACGACACGGCACTGGCTAACTTTATCAGTTCATTCTTTCCAGGACGTGCCGAAAAAATCAAACCGAGAGATGACCTTGCAAATCCGTGGAGAGCAGCACAGAGGGGCTACAGCTACAGACTACTGGAAAATGGCTTCATTACTAATTCTGGTGACCTGGGCAAATTCAATGGTCAGATGGATGATCTGGCAAGAGGTATCCTTAATGCATTCGGCATCGCTACGACATCTCCGGCAAAAGAGGATTCTGACGGTAAGGTAACAGCTGGTGGAACATCTCAGGACTCCGTACAGCATTACGGTAAGGTGTCTTACCAGTCGCATATCCGTGACATCGGCTGGGCGTGCTGGCAGTCTGATGGTCGTATGTCAGGAACGACAGGACAGAACCGGAGAATCGAAGCGTTCCGACTTATTCCTGTCGGAGAAACAGACGTAGTAGTGCATATCAAGGATGTAGGCGATAAAGAATACAAGAATATCTCTAAAGACACAATCCTTGGCACTACAGGTCAGAACAAACGTATCGAAGCAATCAAGATTACCGGCAAGGATACGCCATATATTTACAGAGTCCATCAGAAAAACATCGGATGGACAGATTGGACATTCAACGGCAATTGGGCTGGAACAAAAGGAAAGGGACTGCAAATTGAAGCGATCGAGATCATGGTTGCTAAATTCCTTGTCAATCCACACGTCCAGAACAGAGGCTGGTTAGGAGAGAGAGCTTGCGAGAATATCATTGGTATTACAGGACATAACCTTAGATTAGAAGCATTTAAGATTGATCCGCTTAATATGACAATTAAAGCAAAAGCTCACATTCAGGGAATTGGTTGGAAAGATTATGGTCAAATTGACAAAAATACTGTAATCGGAACTGTAGGGGAAAATAAAAGAATTGAATGTTTGTGTTTTGAAGGAGATTTCGAATACAGAGTTCATGTTCAGAATTCCGGTTGGACAGACTGGACGAAAGCTGACGGTGTATCTACACTAGGTACAGTCGGACAGGCATTGCAGATTGAGGCGATTCAGTTTAGATAGTTTCGCAACATCCATTTAAAATATCCT